GCTTGACCGACGAAAGGTCATTCTTCAGTGTGACAAGCTTCTCGGAAAGAATGCTGTCCTTAGTGGAATGCTCCGAAATAGCGTGAATAAACTCAGCCGGATTACTAAACTTGTCATCGTGAATGGCACCAATGGCGCCCTTGTTATAAACCGTGTTCGGCCGAATGCGAGAACGAGCGTTAGGGCTGTCCAGATTGAGCCGCTTGGCCGTTGCGTTGACCTCTGCGCCCTCGTGATCACGCAGCCAGTCAATCATGAACTTTTCGGTCTGCTCTTTAACCTGATCGAGAATCTGCGGATCCTTGCTCAGTCGAGCATTAACGGAATTGTTCAAGAATTCCGCCATGGCCTCGGGATCACCAGCCAGCTTTCGCATGACTACCTTATCCGAGAGCATCTCTTTCAATTCATCCCCGTCAGTGGGGATAGCCAGGCTGGTAGCCATTTATTTTCCTCCTAAGAAACTACGAAATACTGCTACTAACTCATCTGTGTTCTCTTCAGACACTGGAGAAGGAGCACGCTTACGTCCTGCGTATTTAAACCTTGCTGCAAGCGGGTGCTTGCGATTCATAAGGTCTTCTACAGGAGTTTCTTTCTCTTCCTCCTCTTCTTCATCGTCCTCAGAGGATTCTTCCTTCTCTTCCTCAGTCTCTTCAGGAGCCACATTCTTGGGTCGCGAATAAACTTCATCCGCTAAACCAAGTTCAACAGCTTCCTCTGGGAACATCCACGTTTCCGCAAGCATGAGAGCCCGGAAATCTTTTGCATCTCCTCCGGACTTTTCCGCATAGATAGAAGCGATATTATCCGACTGCTTATCCAGGAAATCAGCAAATGCTCGTAACTCGGCTGCATTCCCCATTTCAACACCCATAGCATCATGGATCATGAGCTGAGAACCGACCATCATCGTAATTTTGTCACCTGCCATGGCAACTACGCTTGCAGCACTTGCAGCGAGACTGTCCACATAAACATTAATCGTTGCCGAATGAGAAACCAAAGCATTATAGATTGCAATAGCCTCAAATACAGCACCACCAGGAGAATTAATTCGCACATTGATCGAGCTAGCTGAGATCTCATTCAACTGCTGAATTAATCCCTCTGCTGACACTCCACCTAGGAATTCAGCCATCCAGTGCGGCATAATCTCATCGTAAATATAGAGATCAGCGATTTCCTCACCGTCATCGTCAGTAGAATTCTTAAGCTTGAACCAACGAGGTGCTTTAAGTGCTGAGATCTGAGTTGCTAGTTCTGGATTTTGATTACGAACGTAATTAATGAACTTTGTACGTTCCTGGTTAAGAGCGGTAATTCCACGAGTATCCTTCACTCTGTCCCTCCCTCCGATTTATCATCTGGTTCACTAGCTGGGTTAGCGGGTGCTGATGGAATGCCAACCCAACGCATCTTAGGTAGCCCACAAGCTTCTGCTACATCATCGGGGTCATACCCACTCAAGACTAAGTTGCGAGCACTCACAGCCTGGCTATTACGTTCCCTATCCGCCGCCTCATGATTGATTGGTGTCGGATCATCGAAATCTAATTCAAGAGCCTTACCATTTGCGAACATAGGAAGGAGATAGGCATTAATTGCATCCTTCCAACGAGACAATCGCGGAATAGTGTGGTTCTCTGCAAGAATTTCCTTACCTGCGTCCGAGTTGGCGCGGTTCACATCATCTACCGTGCCCAGCATAGGCTTAGGGAAGGCAAATGCTTCTCGAATTAGCTCACGAGGAAGATTCCGCAACTCTACGAATTGCATATCTTCCATACTGAACTTGGTATCTTGCCATTTCGCATTTTCTAGCAACGCCACGCGATGAGCATTAGCAACACCCTGATGTTGGGCTCGCCAACGCTGCATAAACGCTTCCCATTCCGGATCGGACATCCGATAATCAACAGTGATAACGCCACCAGGCTGAGCACCATTGATAAAGAAATTCTCATTCCACTGAGCAGAATACTTAGCCGCATTAATATCATGCAGCATTGTTTGCACAGGACCCATTCCCCGATAAGGATCTCCGGGATTAGGATATTTAATATGGATAACCTGATCTAATTCAAGTGGTACTTCTTCCCCATTAGGTCCTTTGTAAATATACCCTGTGAGGAATTTAGTCGGGTGCTTGACCGGATGAATTCGATCAGGACGAATAGGCCACATTTCAACCACAATGTTGCCAATGGTGTAAAGCACAATTACCGTTTCGCCAACTAAATCTAAATGTTGTTGACAACTTTCCCGGAAATAGCGCCCTGTATAAAAGTAATTTGGACGATCCCAGACAGTAGTAAAGCCGTGATTAAGAACTTCCTGACGTCGTTTCTTGTCCCGTAATGATGTTCGGCGGTAAAGATGCCATTCTGTAGAAGCGAAAGCATTTGCGAGCTGTGTGACGATGGCAAATAGGGTTCCAACGCTGCCATACGCTTCATAAGCTCGATCACCGATAGGAAGTCCATCACCTCTGGAAAACAAACCTCCTGAACTATTCTCTCCCAGTGGTAAGGATGCTCGATTACTCACAAAGGGAGGGAGCGAGACACGCTGAACCCTATTCGTCAATTTTGTAATCAAGTCATCCATGGGAACTACCGCCTAGTCTGCTCGTTGGGCGGTACCGCCCTGTCTGAGTTAGTTGTAAGCCATGAAAACGCAAAGCACGAAATGCAAGCAGCTATCCAGCCCGCCGTGATGGTCCACGAGAAACCGGCAATTGTCAAACTGGCAAAACCAGCAAGGTGCAGCATAAGCCTACTGATTGTTTGTATACGTGTGTGCGCACGATTGGTAGCTACCTTAGCTTTCTCTTCCTTCCTAGCTAGTGCCTTGCCTAACTTATACAGAAGTAGTTGAGCAACAGTGGGGTTTTCCAAAGCAACCATCTCTATCCTCTGTTCGTTAGTTAGTGACTAAAGAGAGTTGCTCTTGCTCTGCCTCGGTAGTCCAGATGCATAGTCATGTAGCGATCATTATCTAAACCGTGATCATCCCGCTTAACAGGCTCATCTTGAATGCGCCCATCCGAGTTAACTTTCCAAACATAGGAAGGGTATTCGTCTTGAGTACATGTCGGGAGTAGACGGTCCACAAGCGACTGATCTTTTTCGACTAAAGCATCTGCCATAAGAAAGAACCGAGGTCCCTCTTTATCACCCTTTAGACGTTCCTTATGTGCATTGATGCCTTCATATACATTCTTGATAGCTGGCTGCGTACCTAGCCCTGTAGCTTTCTCGAATGTACGCCTACCTTCTGCATCGTGGTCGCAGATCACAGCTAACGGGCGGGGCTCAATCCATACAATTTCTTCTTTGATTCGAGTTTCTTTGTTGAAATGGTCGTACCATTTAGTACGTTTAATTTCGGTTACTTCATTCATGATCGTAGCAGCGTGTTCCTCTACCGTCCTTTCTGTCATGTAGATTTCACGGTACATGTAGAGTTCCCCATCTGGTCCTTGCGCATAGCATTTCAAGCAAAATGGGTTTGTATAACCAAAGTCAATTGTCCAATAGCGAGGCCATTCGGCAGGCAAAGGTAGACGTTCGTCTGTTTCGTCGTCAAACTCCCATGGGAGCACATGCTTAGTTACCTCGAACTCCTCGTAGATAACGCCCTCAGCACTGACCCACAAGCCCTTACGTAGTCGCTGGTAGCGAACGCCTGTGAGCTTATCTAGAATGCCTTCAATATAATGCTTACCTTTGTCGGTAAGGGTGCCGTCCTCATTGAACAGTCGCGGGTTGTCTTCGTGTCGTGACTCAATAAGCTTGGTTTTACCTTCGTTGCATCTCAGCTTAAGCCAGTGTTTATCACCTGCTGGGTTGCAGTCCATAATCAATTGTTGAAAGCTAATTCGCCAGTTCCTCAAACGTGTTTTAATCATTTCAACGTCTTCTAGCGATAATTCAGTAGCTTCCTGGACATACACAATGTCGTATTCCGACGACATAATACGGGTTGACTTATCCATACCTCCAATGGTCACAGAGGAGCCATTTTTGTAGCGATACTGCGGGGCTTCCTCTCGTGACCCTCCATAATAGACAACCGTACCCGTTAGGAGAGCTTCTTTAATAACGAAATTTCGCCACGTCACCAACGCGGTAGAACCCAGTGAGCTAAGAGTTTTTCGAACAATCAGTGCCCGCACATTGGGTGTGAGTAGGCAGATCATGTGGATTTTCTCAAGGCAGGCTCGTGACTTACCCGTCCCTGCGGGACCAGATACCAATACTTCCGATTCCCGAGAGTCGAACACTTCCTTACAGCCTCCACGAGGCTTGTAAATATGCTTGTGTCGCTTTCCCGTAGCCCTGTGCTTATTCTTCAGAGTGTTGCTCACCCTGTGCTCCCTCCGCATTCTCAGGGTCGACGGTCGGGTACTTAGGCATATCTAAGGAAGCACGCACGAATGCGTCCTTAGCTTGTAATAAATTTAGAAGCCCTAATCTCAATTGCTGATTGTCTGGTAAATAGAACGTCATTGCATATGCCAATTCATAACTTTGGCGAGAAACCGAAAGAAGAGGTTCTGGTAAATGATCATACGCAAAGTATTTGAATAGGTTTAAAGTATCTTCGTGCTTATATTTGAACTCGTTAGGAATTCTCATTGTGCACCGCTTCCTTTCGCTTAACCGGTTGCTCCACAAGTGCAGCTATGACCACCCTTATGATTGGATGATTTATTACACTGGTGGCTATCACCATCAGCATCTAGACAATTAGAACCAAATACCTTGTTACACATACTTTCTCCTACCTAAGGTTTTCCATATCAACACCTTGAATGTCCACGCTGAGGGAATCGGTACCAGTTTCGCCCGATCCTCTATGGAGCAACTGACCTAATTCATTTGCAGCCGCTACCATATATGAGCGCAGTTCTCTTAGGACAGTGGAATCTGCACCTATTCCATGCTCCATTGCTTCTTTATACAATTTATCTGCGATTCGCTCATAGCGCTGTAATCGCGCAAACTTGTTACCAATCCATAGCTCACCTAGTTCTGTAGGCGTAACTTCATTGGGAGACTCACTATCCTTAGAGCTAGCTTCTATTTCTAGCTTGGCTTGCTCTATCTCTCCCCTATGTTCCTCTACAAAGGAACGTAACTCATCTACCGTTGTGCCATACCACAAGGCTATTTGCTTAGCGTTGCCTTCTCTAGTAGCTATCGCATTCACTAAGGCTATGTGGTCGGCAGGAGTTAGCTCTGCCATAAGGCGAGAGTGTAGCAGTACTTGTAACGGCCTAAGGAATCGCATATGTGTTAACTACTAACCAGCCAAAGACGTTAGAGATACCACCGAAGGCTTCTTCTCCCGATGGGTCGTAGTGCCCTTCAGAGCTTTTTTCCCGGCCGGCAAGGCTGATGTCACTCTGGTGGACCGTTTAACGTCGTACGCGAATTTACAGGGCTTGCTA